GTTAAGGCTTACGCCTTTCGTTGACGATCCGAGTACATAAAAATCGGGCTTTGGCATTACCAGACTCCCCAAGTATTAGTTGCGCCTTTCAGGTGCGTGTAGATGGCGTACCTCATAGCATCAACGGCGTGGTCGTGCCGCTTTAGGGGAATGTCCTTTAGATCGCCAGACTTGCGGTCCTCGTCCCATCGGTATTCCCTTAGTTCATTCTGTAAATTCTGCGACCCTGCATGAACGTTAACGTTGAAACGTTTTACAAAGTCGATACCATCTTTTACGCTCTTGTCGGCCTTATACGCCTGCAACCCTTCTCGGATCAATTCCTCAATCCGGTCTGGTTCTGCGGAATCACAGTAAATTGGCAGGTTTTTGTTGCTGACTACTTTCTTTAACTCAGCAATCAAGTCAGAGTTTGTTAGGCCGCTCTGATAAATTACCTCGCGGACGTAGACATCTGGATCGGTTACGGTCACGGCTACCACGGCAGACGGGCTGTTGTACCCAAAGTCAATGCCGTAGAAGTCTGGCTCACGCTCCTCGCTGTACGTTTTCCACTCTGGGAAGATGACACCCTTCAGCGCCTCGCCCCACTCCCCGCGCTCATAGATGGCTCTCAGATCCTCGGGAAGCGACTTGAGAACGTCGATGTACTGCTTGTCGAGGAAAGCGTTGTCGCGCCATGTGGTCCGCAGGACGAAGATGTCGGGGTTCTCGTCGAGCCACCGCCGGACCCAGAGCCGTGAATCGGTCGGATTGAGGGTCAGCGTCACCTGCTTATATGTAGGCACATCGCCACGCAGTCGCAGGTCTACTTGCCGGAAAGCGTCCTCCTTGACCTCGCTTGCTTCCTCTATCCAGACGGAAGTGATGCCTGCAATAGACTTCAGTTTCTCTGGGTCATCCAGTCCGGCGTGTATGATCTGCGCTCCATTCGGAAAGGTGATCGACAGGTCGGAGCGGTTGGCTGTTACCTCTACGCCGAAAGCGGCAGCCACCTCGACCAGCAGACGAAACGTCGATTCCCGGCAGGTGCGGTAAACGTTACGGATGACGAGGATGCGCTCGCGCTTGTTCTGGATGCAGCGGTACACCAGCTTCTGCGCTACCGTGTAGGACTTACCAGATCCTGCCCCGCCAAAGAGGACCGCATACCTGTCCTGACTTCTGATGTAGCCAGAGTAGCGGCTGTTGTACTGGATCTGATCGCCAGACATTAATCATCATGGTCGGCATCGACCGGAACGAAGTTGACTTGTAAGGGCTGACCGCCAGAGGTAATGTCAATGGTGTTGTTTTCATTCCATCCCATCTTGACCCGGCTGTAATAGCGAGCGGTCTGAAACCATGACGGGTGCGTTGGGTCCATCGCTACCGTGGCAATACAGTCCTGTACCTCGTCGGCGATTTGGTCCTTCAGTGCATTGTATACCGTCCTGATGGTTTCGTTGGCGTTCATGCGGTCGTAGATCGTCTGGCGGTGGTATCCAAGATCCTCAGCCACACGAGTGATGATGCCCTTGTGTCTTACAATGGCAGCAATCAGTTCTTCGTCGGTATGCTTCTTTTCGCTCATGTGCGCGTGAGTGTAAGATCAGCCCTTGCGTGTGATCGGTTTGCGTTCTTCGCCTGCACCGTAGCCGTTGGCGTATGCCGCTCGTGCTACCCGCTCGGCTTCTTCTCGTGTGTCGAATGGTCCCTGACTTCCCCAGTACCACCCGTCAGGCTTCTTTACTATTGGCATCAGTCCTCTGGTAATAGCATGAAGAACAGGGCGCGGAAAGCGTCCATGTCGATCTTGGTGCCGGGGCAGGTTTTCTTGGCTCCTGTCTCCCGGTGTCCCAGTATGTTGTGTGGCGGTATGCCGTACACCTCCGTCAGGCGGTCGCACAGTTTGACAGCACGCAAGACCTGCGGCAGCGTCCACATCTCGTGGTCTCCGTGACCCTCAAAGGCTATGCCTATGCTACGGTTATTGTATCCGAGAGCGTGAGCGCCTTGCTCGTCCTCTGCCCTTCCTGTTTCGAGCGCACCGCTCCTGCGTATCAGGTAGTGATATCCAACGTCAGACCATCCCTTGTCGAGATGCCAACGCCGGACCCGATCAATACCTGCCTCACCATCAAAGGCGAGCGTATGCAGGATGATGTACTCGGGAACGTTCATCCTTGCTCGGCTTCCTTTTCCGGCTTGCCCTCTGGGATCAGCATGGCAGCAACGGCAGCGAGTGCGGTGACTGCTTCCCAGATTACCTGCAAGTCCTCAACGCCAATCGGCAAGAACTGCGCGATAATGGCAAGACCTGCCCATGTAGATGCTTCTTTGAGGCGGTCGAGTAGTTTCTTAATCATCGTAGGGAGTACAGTTGGTGGTACAAGTGCCGGAACGGGTATCTGCTCTGGCGGGTGTGGCTTGATCTTTTCCATGTCAATATAACGCAGAAGCGGTTATCGATGTTCGAGCCTGTTGCGAAGCCTGTAACCGAGCCTGCTCGTGCATCGCGGCGTCTGGGCTTTCTGGTTGCGGTCGTAGTAGGACCACCAATGATCGGACACGTCCTCGACGTTCGGTACTGGCAGCGCCTCGCCGGGTCTTGCGGCATCTCCGAGTTCGGAGCGAGCCTTGTTCTCGGAGCGCACAACGGCGTTCTGCTCGTAGCCGCCTTCGCGGTTGATGCATATAAGTTCAAAATCCTCGGGAGCGAGGTCGTAGAAGGCTATCCACTCGTCGCGTTGATGTTGGCTGATAGGAAGCCCATGCAGTTTTCCGCAGCGCAGATCGCGTTCCCTACGGGCTTTTATGGACTGCTCCCATTGGGCGATGGACATCCCGGTGATCTTGTGGCAGAGCATCTCTGCCTCATATGCTAACGTCGAAAAGGTCAATGATCTTGGTGTTGTGTAGTTGCGCCTTTTCCTTTGCCCACTCGCGTTCTCTGCGGTCAGCGCAGCGGGTCAGGTAGTTCGTTCGGAAGTCCTCCATGTTCTCGCGTCCCTCAAAGGACAGACCGTGGTCAAACCAGAAGTCGACGGCATCCTTGAACTCCTGCCCAGATCCCGGCTCGATGTTGCCGACCAGAGCCTCCTTCTCGTTGTACGTCAGGCTCCGCTTTAATCGCCTCTGGATGTATCCGATGGCTTTTGCGTCGATGCTGTTGGGGACAAGTGCCTTCATATCCTTTTTCAGAAAGTAGCCATTGTCAGCAGTACGGTGAATCCTTCGCCTCGTGCCATGTGGGGCTTCTTTTTTGATTTGTTTTGTTCTGTCTCTTAGGATACGGTGTGCCAACCCTAAATGTCAAAAGGGTACAACAGGGGTTATATATAGAGCCGGAAGAACGCTGCCCCTGTGTGCTGTTCGGGATTCGTTGCCTGCATCCCCAACGTGTTCCGGTTGACCTCCTGCACCTCGAACGGCTCCGCTTCCATAACCACGGACACCTGTTGCATCAGCCACCACCATAATAATCGTATGCAGCAGATCGGTTCAAGCCCTGAAACGGTGCAATTGTACAATGGTGAGCGGTTTGTGTGAACTGTCTGTGAAGTGATAGGATAAGTAAAAAAGGATTTCGATATTGGTCACAAGTCAAACGGGCAGCAGCCCACAACCAACCGAGAGAGACAATGACCCTTCGCAAAGCAATCACCCAATCGATTCAGACAGCCTTCCTCAATCTCTTCGATGACATGAGTAGGTACGATGAAACAGAGGTACTGTGCGACAACATGGAAAAGATTGAGTACTTCTCAGATGTCCCATGTGTAATCACCGACAAGGACGGGAACGAGTGGTGGATCAAAGTAGAGAAAAAGCGCAAATAAGCCGAAACGCCCTTCGGGGCGTCCACCGGGGATTGTCTCCCGGTGCTGATGAGGCAGACACCTCAAGCCGCCGCGCCGTAACGCGGCACAATCAAGAGAGAGAAAATGAAGATTCGCACGACAAAAAACTACGCACAATTCAAGCAACTTACTGGCAACCGATCTATCAGTCAGTCGCACAAGGCAAGGCTGATGGAGTCAATGCGCGAGAATTATCGATTCACGGTCATTACCGTAAACGAAAATCTTGAAGTCATCGATGGTCAGCACCGCTTAGAATGTGCAAAGGAGTTGGGACTTCCGGTACACTACGTTATATGCGAGAACTACGGTTTGACCGATGTTCATCAACTAAATGCAAACCTGAAGCGATGGACTACGAACGATTATCTGGACGGTTACTGCGAGATGGGCAACTTGCATTATGAGTTTTATCGCGCTTTCAAGAAGAAGTACGGTTTTGGTCATCAAGAGTGCTTGCGTCTTTTAAACGGCAGTTATAACGGAGCCTCCTTTGAGGATTTCAAGAACGGTCAGTTTGTAGTAAAGGACCGCAAAAAGGCAATCGATCGCGCCGAGAAGATATTGGCGCTTGAGGATCTATATCCCGGCATTCGCCGCCGCACATTCGTTTTCGCGATGTTATCATTACTGGATCTTCCTCAATTCGATTACGACAGATTCCGTTCGAAACTTGAGCGGCAACGTGCCAAGATGTACGACTGCACTTCGGTTGACCAGTACAGGGATTTGATCGAAAAGATCTACAATCACTATACAAGTGACAAAGTAAATCTGCGCTTCGCCTAAACCATCACCCGCCGCCCCGTAAGGCAGCACAACTTTTCAAGACCATGACAAAGACACAACTACTCCGCAAGGTCGAGCGCCTGTTCGACATCCCAGACAAGGTGTTCTATTGGGGCATCCTGCTTGGCGCTTCTTACTTCATCATCAGAACCATCGTTGGATAATGGCACTCAAGATAGACAACGACCTGCTCGACATTTGCCACTACGTCAGCGAGAAACACAACGACCTCGGATGGTGGTTTGACTGGTGCAAGGACGAAGATCCCGTCACCTTTTGGGACCGCAGACTTGAAAAACGAAGGCAATCAAACGGAGCCAACAAAAACAAGCGAAAGAAAAAATGAGCTACGAAGAAGCTGCGATATTCCTGACGGGCGCTCTTTGCGCCTCGGTCTTGACTTGGATTATTGCAATCCTGATGTCAAACATAGAAAAGCCGGAAGGCAGCACGAGGTTCACAGGCGATCAGGTCGCTATGCTGAACAAGTTGCTTGACGATAACGATGTACAACTAACCAAGAAAGACTGATGTACTACAACACAACGAGAGAGACGGGCGAGCAACTGGCAACCGCAACCCAGTCAGCCGCATCACAGACGAAGCGCATCCTCGACCTGTTCAGGTCAATGCCCAACACGTCGATTCATGCGTGGACCATCAAGACCTTCCTGCGTGGCGATGTGCCGATCACGAGCGTTAGGCGAGCGATCACGAACCTGCATGATGCAGGACAGATAGAGCGCGATGATTCGGTATACGCAGGACCGTACCGCCGCAAGACGTACACGTACCGATATCTTCGGGACTGATTGTTAAAGGTTTGTGAAGGAATTGGTTATGTCAAAAAAAACCTCGACCTTTGTATCAAGTCAAACAAACAACAGGACGAGACAATGACACAGAGAGAGACAGACAACTTCGATACCTACTACGACGAGATTGCCGACGAGCAGTACGAGATGTCGAAGGAGCAGAAAGAAATACCGCAACTGCGGACGATCGATACCACATCGCTTCAGCGCAGCCTTGACCGCATGGCGGCAATCATTAAAGAGATGGACGAGGTAGACAATGGAAACGCATGATGATTGGTATCAAGATATTCGCAGGCGCGAGCGTGAGCGAATCTTGGAGATAATGCAGAACAACCCAGAAGGGCGAACAACCGAGCAAACAGAAAACAAGAAGGAGAGAGAAACCAATGAGCGGAATCGTTAATATCCACGGCAAGCAGTACAAGACCGTGGCGCTCCGCGTGAGCGAGTTTAGAGAAGGCTATCCAATCGACGATGGCTGGGGCATTGAAACCCAGTGCTACGCCGTTGACGCACAGACGGTCATCATGCGAGCCATTATTACAGACCCGCAGGGTCGCGTGGTGGCTACTGGCTACGCCGAAGAAGAACGCTCGCAGCGTGGAATCAATAGCACATCAGCCCTTGAAAACTCGGAGACGAGCGCCATCGGACGCGCTCTGGCAGCCGCAGGCTACGCTGGGACCGAGTACGCGAGCGCCGACGAAGTAGCGCAGGCGGTCAGTAAGCAGGCGAAGCAGGGTCCACGCGAGGCAACGCAGAAGCAGAAGAACTTCGCATGGTCGCTTATCAAGAAGCTTCCAGAGGATAAGCAGGCAGCATACATCGAACGGGCAAAGTCGGCAGACGCAACCGCCCTATCTAAACTGATCGAGGAATTGAAATGAGCACAAACAACGGAACGCACCGGGAAGCAATAAACGTACAGATTCGGCAAGCCGTGGTGATGATACACAAGAGGATCAAGGAGTCAGCGCTCGGTATGCAAGAAGCCGAAGCGTTTTGGGACGGGAAAGACGAAGGGTATTTCGAGGGATTTGGGGACGGGCTGAACGCTGCGAAACTACACATTGAGGATGCTATGCAAGCGTTTGTCGATGGCGAGTTGATAGAACCTATACTTGAAGTGCAACAATGATTGAGAGCATAGGCGAACGCTCGCAGATACTAAAGGAAGCCGTGGCAATCGCAACGGGTGTTGATATTTTAGACTTCTTAAATGGCAATAGGAAGCAGGAACAGGACATGGCTCGCCGCCTCGCTGTCGATTTATACATCCAGAACCTTGGGTTTATGGGCAGAGGTTGGATTGGTAGTCAATTAAAGTACACTGGCGAGTCTATAAGGGAGGGCGGCAAACAATACAACAGGTTCTCGCCAGAGGTACACGAAAAGGCCCAAGCGTTATATGACCAAATGATCAAAGAGGCTAAACAATGATTGAACTGGACTGGACTGAGGAACCACAATCAACGCCTGAACAAGATGCGCTCGTGTGGCGTGTTAAGGCGTGGGCAATACTAACCATTAAAAGGTGGCTAAAGCGATGACACTCTTAGAACAACAGGTCTTTGCCGATGTTGGGAAGGCATTGGAAAACTGTACGCAGAAAGAAAA